GTGGTACTATAATATCAAGGAAAAGGAAACAGAAAATAACAGATCAACCTAAAACAGAATATGAAAGGAGAACTTAACATGACTCTCACGAATCTCCGTAAATGGCTCCCTATTTACAAGTCAGCCAAAATCCAAATTGATGTAGATAAGAAGACGGGCAAGAGCTGGATTAAAGCATATGACAATTTTGATACACTTCTTTGGGGAGCCTTTGAAGGCATTATTCATTTCGCATGGTATGAAGGTTGTGTCAATGATTATAAAGTAGTTCTTCGAGCAATTACACATTATTACAATATGCAATACAAGGAGGTGTACTAAATGCGCTACACCTTCGACAGCATAAATGCCCTTGCTAAAGACGTTCACTCCAATTTTCGAGTGTGTAGTTACAATACAACATGGATTCTCTCGTTTAGATGCAACGAGTATGGAGGCATCGAACCAATATTTCAAGCCAAAACAGCTAAAGAGATAGCCAACTACCTTTATAGCTTGCAAAAGCTCAGACGTTTGGGCGTCGTTAAATAGCAGGTTAGGCCTAAAGCGTGGAGAACACCTTTAAAGTCGTTCTCCGGTCCTGAAAAGGAAAATCAATTTAAAAGGAGAATTAACCATGAAATTCACAAGAAGCATTAAGAGCACAAAGTATATATTCGGAGAGGTCAAGGAAGAGAACGGCAAACTTGAAGTTCACGAAACCGCTTCTTTTGTCGGCACTCCTAACATGGGTAGCCGTACTTTGGCAAAAGCTAAGGAAGCTCATGGTATCCCTAAGGCGGCGCTCCTGATTGCTACTCAGGAGGTTACAGAGAAGCGTTCCATGGACCTTGATACGTTCCTCAAGTATTCCGAAGTAGTGAGCGACGATGAAGCGGAGGATGGAGTGGAGGGCTAACGCCCTCCCTCTGGGACTCAATTTAAAGCGCCACTACGCTAACGCTTTAATCCGCTAAAGAAGATCGCCATTCATTATCGGTTTACATCGCTAAAGTAAGTCAGCCCTAACTTTGCCACTTTAACGAGCTAAAGGAGGTCAAAAATAAGTGAACTCAGACATTAGCGTCATGAAAGCACAAATCAGGGACATCGACAAAAACATCTCTGATATTAAGAATGTGCTATCCACATATTCCGATTATTTTAAAGACCATTTTTCGCAGGGACCCAGGGGTACTAAAAATGGCGAGTTTAAAACCCCTCCCTTCCCCTTCCAGCCAGAGGTATCTCCATTAGTGAAGTTATCAGAAGAGGATATTATTTACTATATTAAATCCTCAGCTTCATGGATATATCTGAAAGCCATGCTAGAAATGGATTATACCAACATGAATTTGCTTAATCTATTTTGTTGGGTTCATGGTGTATCTAAATACGCATCAACATTATTTGGAGTAATAAACACATATAAATCTATGCAAACTGACGTGGAGGAATATGACGATTTTTATGGAGACTCTTTTGAATAACCTTGCATCCCTCGTAACAGCCAAGTCTTTAATGGCTATCTGTCTTACAATAGTTTTTTGTGTGGCAGAGTGTACCGTGGGAGTCAGCTCTGATTTTATGAGCTTGTATGCAATCGTAATAGGCTTTTATTTCGGTCAGAACAGCACAGATACAACTAACTTAATTAGCTACAAATAAGGAGATTAAATATGTTTACAAAAGAGAAGCAGGAGAGAAGAGCAACGCAACTTACAGATTTCAAGAGCGGCGGATTCATTAGCAACAACATGATTGCGAACACAAATTTGGGCCTTTACGAAGCCCTCTGTAACATTAACGAAAACCTCTCCCGCATAGCTGATGCTTTAGAAGGGAGAACGAGAGAATGAGTATTATCATTTATCAGAATGAGCAGGTCTTTTATTACAAGGATCTAGGAGAGATTATTTTCTTCTCTTTTGGGCAACCATTTTGCAGGATAATAGGTCGGTCATTATTTTACAGGTTTACACCAGATTCAGCATTGTATGACGCAGACGTTAAATGTACGATAAGTGGAACGAAGTGAAGTTTAGAAATGAACGAGATTTTTTACGACAGATTCAAAGAATTAAGGGATAACAGAGGATGCCTTTTAGTTCACATTTCAGATGGTATCGCTAAAACCCTGGTTATTATGTATCCTGCCGGTTTTCATACAGTAGAGTGTATTCAGTTTATAACTAAGTACACGAATTTAACACACCAGACTGCTTACACCCTAATAGATACACTTTCAAGAAATTGTTTAAAGCGGTTGGAGGTTAGACTGAATTGGTAAGAAGAGATAGCCTAGTTATTAGGAATTTAATGGTTTATGACTATAAATTCTTAAATCCAGAAACCAATGAAGAGTTCATTATTACAGATTGTGAAGAACTTACTCTTAAACAAGCAACTAAAATGGCGCATGAAAAAGGACTACTGTTTATAGGATGCACTACAAGAACTGAGCGCAGAGTAATGAGTAAGAAGTTTTTCTTTGATAATTCCAGCGTTTCAAACGCAGGAAAGTATTACAGGTGAATAACCCATCTAGGGTATTCAAATATAACTTATTTTAAAGGAGTAAAGAACAATGGAAAACGCTATGAGTACAACCAATGACAAGATGTTGGATTTCAACGCATTCAACAGAGAGACTAATCAGTTCGTTTCCTTCCGCGCCGAAGATATGAAGAGTAAGGTCAGACTGTTCAACGCCATGAATCAGCCGAAGTACAAAGTCAGCGACATGATTAACAAGAAGATCAAGCTTAAAGACGTTATTCTGATGAACGTCACAATGGAAGGTGAAGATGGCGAACAAGACACCGGAATTCGTTCCGTTCTGATTGATGCTGATGGAAATGCCTACAATGCGACCTCTAACGGCATCTTCTCCAGTCTCACGAATCTGTATATGATCTTCGGCACTCTCCACTTCGAGGACCCGCTGGAAATTCTGATTTCTCAGATTCCCACTAAGAGAGGTTCTACTCTCTCTATCACTCTTCCCTAACTAACCATCTTCCCATTCTCTAATAGAGAGCCGCCTTAAATTCTAAGGCGGCTCTCACAATAGGAGTGATATAATGGCAAAATCTAAAAGAGGCGGACCGCCTAAAGGATGGAAACAGGCGGAGTACGACCTATTTAAACGTCAAGTAGCGAACTACAATAAGCGAGTTAGAGCATTAAGAAAAAGAACAAGGCCAGAGCTGTTAAAATTTGCGCCAGAACCAACGACAGTAAAAGAGCTGTTAGCAAGCCAGGGGAAAAGAGAAGCTAAGAGAACAGCTAAAGCATTAGAGCAGTTCAGAGAATCGGGCTTGAAATGGACAATGTACCAAGGACAGCCCATGCTTAAAGCTCAGAAAGCAATTATAGAACGCAATCTAGAACGTGAAAATAAGCGGCGTAGGCAATTAGCAAAGAAGGTTAAAGAAGCACAAGGCCAAACAGGACGTTTACCAACTCAGATAGATCAAGATTTGAGAGAGGAACAATTTGAGCAGTTGACTACGCGAAGATTAGCAGATTTAATGAGGTTAGACTATACACCAGTTATAGATAGAAGAACAATAAATTGGAATACAAACTATATTTCACAACTAGAGGAAAACCTTCAATTCATGGAATTAACTGGAGCCGGAACAGAAGAAGCTATGCAAATGGTAAGAGAGATTGAGCAGATGGCAACAACGATAACACCAGAAGAGTTTTATCTTGTTCAACGCTCTGTTCCTGAGATAGCTATTACAAACATTTCTGACGTTCCATATTTTATGAACAATATCGCATCTGTTCATAGAAGATGGTTACAGTTCTATGAGTCAAGAGGTTATAGACTATAATTGCCTGCGACTTTGAGACAATCGTTAACGACGAGCGTACAAGAGTCTGGGCATGGTGTGGAGTACAAGTAGAGAGTGAAAAGATTGAATACGGGACGAAAATAGAAGACTGGCTAACATACGCATTCAGTTATGGAGAAGTTTGCTACTTTCACAACTTGAAATTCGATGGTTCTTTTATAGTAGATTTTCTATTTAGATTAGGCTATGAATGGAGTTCAAAAAGAAGGCTAGACGAAAAGACATTTACAACTCTTATCTCTGATATGGGAATGTGGTATACTATCAAGATCAGAGGCGAAGATGGACCAGGAGGATTGAAACGAGAAGTTACAATATATGATAGTTTAAAGATCATTCCAATGCCAATCGCTCAAATGCCTAAAACGTTTGATATTGAATTAGAGAAACTAGACCTAGATTATGACGGAGACAGAGAAGAAGGTCACGAATTAACAGAGCATGAAAAGGCCTATATTAGAAATGATACATTGATTTTGGCACGGGCTTTAAAATTCATGCGTGAGCATAACATGAAGAAGCTAACAACAGCTTCAAATGCTATGAACGATTTTAAAACCCGTTTAGGAAAAGCCGAATTTGATAGACTGTTTCCTCCGTTAGATGCTATAACTGACAGAGATATTAGAATGAGCTATAAAGGCGGTTTTACATATCTCAATCCTGTTTACAAGAATAAGCTTATTGGCAGGGGTCAGGTTTATGATGTCAATTCAATGTATCCATGGGCAATGAAGTTTTGTAAACTACCTTATGGAGAACCAGTTTATTTCACTGGACAATACGAAGAGGATGAAGGTTATCCATTATACGTTCAGTCCCTCGTATGCGATTTCAAATTAAAACCCGGTTGTGTACCATCAATTCAGATCAAAAATAATTTTCATTATTCAGAAACAGAATACCTAAGAAAGTCAGAAGTAGAAACTGTATTCACTTTAACAAGTGTAGACCTAAAGTTGTTTTTCGATAACTATGATGTGACCGTATATTCATGGGAAGGTGGATATAAATTTAAAGGTATGGTCGGTATGTTCGCTGACTATATCGACTATTGGTATGAGCAGAAAAACGAAGGAAAGAGAACAGGAAATAAAGGTTTAACTCAGATTGCTAAGTTGATGCTTAACTCATTGTATGGAAAATTCGGTGCATCGCTTACAGGAAGATCAAAGATTCCACAGTTTGACAGAGATCAGGATAAGGTAACATATTACTATGGAGCAGAAGAGAGTAGAACAGCATATTATGTACCAGTAGCATCCTTTATAACATCTTATGCGCGTGATAAAATCATTCGTGCGGCTCAGCAGTTGGGTGAACGATTTATTTACGCCGATACAGACTCACTCCACGTTAAAGGAACAGAACCGGCAGATATTGATATTGACGAATACAGATTAGGAGCGTTCAAGATTGAAGAAGAATTTGACCATGCTATTTTCATTCGTCAAAAGACTTATATGGAAAGCATCAATGGAAAGAATGACGTAAAGTGCGCAGGAATGCCTAATAATATCAAAGAAACAGTTACATTTGAGAACTTCAAAGAAGGCGCTAATTTTGAAGGCAAGTTAATGCCTAGAATAATACCAGGTGGGACAATCCTGCGAGAAACAACGTTTAAGATCAAGTCAAAATAATTGTCGAGCCGATTGGAAAACGAACTTGACAAGCGTTGAAAGAAGGTGTACAATAGTAGTGGGGCAGTATATGGTTTTCGTTTCCACGATTCGGGAGTACAACGGCGAAGAGTCGGCCTGGATGTGACTGGGGTTTGTATCCTGTGACGCTACAACTGTATATATGCCCCACTCTAATATTATGAGTAAATCAATGTATTATGACATAAACAAAACCTTGTCATATAATACTCTATTTAATTTCGTTGTTGGTCCTCGTGGTGCAGGTAAGACTTATGCGGCAAAAAAGCGAGCTATAAGTAATTTCCTTAAAAGGGGAGAGCAATTTGTTTATTTACGCCGCTATGATACTGAGCTTCCATCAAACACAATTAAGAACTTCTTCGATGATGTAATGCAGGAGTTTCCAGATCATGAGTTTAAGTCAAATCTAGGAGTATTCAGAATAGATGGTGCAATAGCCGGATGGTATTTTCCGCTTTCTAAAGCCACTATGATGAAGTCAACACCATTTCCCAATGTAAGCATGATAATCTTTGACGAGTTTATCATTGACGTGGGTATGGTACATTACCTTCCTAAAGAAGTAACAGCTTTTCTTGAATGCTATTCGACTGTTAGCAGAGATAGAGATATTCCTGTATTTTTCCTATCTAATGCAATTACATTTACTAATCCATATTTTCTTTACTTTGATATAATTCTTGAAGAAGGCCAGAGACTAAAGATCAAAGGTGACATATCTTTAGAGCTTGTGGAAAATCCAGCTTATACAGATCATGTAAAGAATACGAGATTTGGCAAATTGATTGCTAATACAGAGTACGGAAAATATAACATGGAGAACAAGTTTCTTAGAGATACGGATACCTTTATTACAAAGATGTCAAATAATTCTTTCTATGTTGCAACGCTTATTATGCAGAATCAGGAGTTTGGCATTTACCGCGATATGAAAGATGATTTAATGTTTATCTCTGAGAAGATCGACCCGACCGCTAAGAAGTTAGTATTGGACACTGATTCACATAACAGTGATACTCTACTTGTTAAAATGCGAGGAAGTGTTGTTATCAATATGCTTCTTGATTACTACACAAAAGGCAATGTTCGGTTCGAGACACAGAAAGCTAAAAATATGGCCATTGATTTGTTTAGGAGGTTAATATAATGCCGTTCGAGTTTAACACAGACGCTTGGAACGAGTTTACAAAGAAAGTTCTTGAAGCCAATGGAGATCAAGCCACGCTTACCACTCTTTTGAGTGATATGCAGGATACATTTACAACAGGAATTACAACGCAGGGAGAACTGGATAAAACAAACAAGAGTTTAAAAGAAGAGAATGGAAGATTGAAAGAAGCAAATATGGCTCTGTTTCTTAGAGTTGGTGAACAGAAAAAGGACTCTCAGGAGCCTGAAAAATCCGGAGAGCCTAAACCCGGCGAAGAAGGTCACGCCGTAGACAAATTTTTGGATAATCTATATAAGGAGAAATAAATTATGGCTAGTAACAAGACTCCGCAAGTTGCTTCTGCTGAGATGCTTAACAGCATTCGAGCAGACGCTTCTGATGCTTATAAGAATGCGGTCCCCGTAGCAACTCCGTATAACCTCGCTGACGTTGGCAACCCTATTCTCACTTACGAGGCAGTTGCAAACGAATTTCTGAATTCCCTTGTTAACAAAATTATTATGACTCTCGTTATCAGAAAGACTTGGAGCAACCCTCTGGCAATGCTTAAAAAGGGCACTGAGGCGCTTGGTCTTGACGTTGAAGAGATTCAGGTTAACCCCGCTAACGCAACCGCGTTTGACGGTACGACTGAAAATGGCTATTCTGACATTTTGAAGCCCGCTCTGCCTGATGTGAAGGCAGCTTGGTATCGTCTGAACCGTCAGGATAAGTATAAGGTTACTATCAACAATGAAATGCTGACTAATGCATTCACTTCTTGGAATACTCTGGAAGGCACGATTGCCGCTATTGTTGACAGCCTGTATAATGGTAATACCATTGACGAGTTTAAATACACAAAGCAGCTCATTGATAATGCTCTGACCGGAGCAAAGCTCAATACAGTTACTGTTACGGCTCCTACTAATAGAGACACGGCGGCGGCTTTCCAGCAGACTATTCAGAACCTCTCCCTTCAGTTTCAGTTTCCTTCTACCGCATATAATAACTACACTAAAATGGGTGGTACTGGAGGTCGTACAACCTGGAGTTCTATTGAGGACCAGATTATCATTATTAACGCGGAAGTTGCGTCCGCTGTTGGTGTTCAGTTCTTGGCGGCAGCATTTAATCTGTCTTATGCTGAGTACGCAACAAAGCAGATTATCGTGGATAGCTTTGCCGCTAGTTCTAAGTGCCTCGCAATTGTGGCTGATGTGAACGCTTTCCAGATTAGAGAAAAACTGCGTCGTATGACCAATTTTTATAATGCTGGTAATATGGCATGGCAGTATTATTTCCATTGTTGGGATACATTCTCCCTGTCTCCGTTCCATAACGCTGTCGCTCTGGTTACTGAGTAAATTAAATATGGGAGGGGGTCTTTATAGGCCCTCTCCCTGGAGGTAAAAATATGCCTATTCTTTCCCCAACAACTAGAATATACCTATGTGAGAATGCAGGTATTACAAAAGATCATAAAGCATATTTTAGCTCCAATTCTGCAATGATCTCTTATCTGCAAGGCAAAGTAGCGCATTCGTTTACAAACTGTACTTATCAGAGAGCTGATGAGCGAGAGTACACGCAGTTAAACATTGATTACTATGATGCCTTAAAATGTGATGTAATGTTTTGGCAAAATCCGAACAACAGCACAAAATATCTGGTTGCACTTATTACCGGCTTTGAATACTTGAATGAAGGAACAACTAGAATTTATTTTGAAATTGACCCTTATTCAAGTTTTTGCGGGGACATTGAATGGCAACCATGTTATGTAGAAAGGGAGCACGTTACAGGCGATTGGGTTGATGGCCAACCGAACTGGAATAATTGTGGTATTTCTGAACCAATTTCAGGTGCTCCTGTTGTAGTAGAAAACGAATTGACATATCCTCTTGTGCCTACAAGATATGTTATCTTGACTCCGTATAATGAGGACGGACAAGTATCCATTCACGGCAATACTTTAGGCGGCATCTATTCAGGAATGAATATGATTGTTAAAAATACTGCCGAAGAGGTTGACGATTACCTGAATACTGTTGCGGTTCATATTGCTACAACACTGAATAACATTGGACCTATTCTTTCTGTTCCCTCTTTCTTCCTGAATGATGAAGAATGGGAAATGGGCACTTTACAGTCTCCATGGATAACGCTTAATGGACATTTCAATAATGCAAAGGTGTACACTTCTCAATATACTATGCTGAGAGTAGAAGGAGCCGCAGGGAGACAAAAAGAATTTCTTCCCGAATTGATGGGACAGAACGGCCTCGCTACTCCACTCACTCAGTTATTCGCTAAGGGTGGGTTAATTGGAGGCATTGGTGGTTTCGCTGTTTATCTAAAGAACTATAAGGGTATTGAAACAAGTCTTGAAGATGCTTATTTAATTACCGATATGCCGTCAGGCGTTTGGGTTGGTAATAATCTTTTGGATAATTGGCAGAACGCCATTATGAAAACAATTAGCGGAGGATTGAAGGGAGCCGCAGCCGGAAGCGTGGCAGGTCCAGGAGGAACAGCATTGGGAGCACTAGGAGGAGCAGCTTTATCTCTCGTAGGTATGGCAGATCAAATGGTTGCCTCCGGTGGTCAGGTAAATACAACAGCTAATGCCGCAGTTGCTTTTGGAGCTTACAGAGTGTGCACACGATGGTATATTAGCCCCACTCAAATCATGGAAGCAGTTGACGATTTCTTTGATCGTTTCGGCTATGCCGTGGGGCTTCTTAAAATTCCAAATGTAAACACTCGTCCTATTTGGAATTATGTGAAAACAAGTGAAGCTCACATTGGTGGAGACATTCCAGAGCATTATAGAGAGCAAATTTGTGATATGCTGAATAATGGCGTCACATTCTGGAATGTAAATAGACGTTCAATCGGTGATTTCTCTAACCCCTCCGCTAATCAGATTGAGAACTATACTTATGATGATTTCTTAGAAGACCCACCCTTCCAGGAGTATGACCCGCCTGAGCCAGACCAGGAACAGCCGGACCCACCTGCCGCTGATGATTTTAGTGTTCTTCCAGACGAAGTTGTGGAATATTCTTTAGCTGCTGATGGAGATACTTATTTAAGTAAGAATTTCAAAGTCAGAGAGTTCAGATGCCACGATGGTAGTGATAAAATTCTTGTGAGTAAAAGACTTGTTGAGCTGTTACAAATCATTCGTGACCATTATGGAGTACAACTCATTATTAACAGCGGATATAGAACCACTTCCCATAATGCCGCTGTTGGTGGAGCCGCTAAGAGTCAGCATCTTTATGGCCGTGCCGCTGATATTGTAGTAACTGGACAGACTTCGCTTAACGTTTATAATTGGATAGCCAATAACGTTATGCCTTCTGGAAAGGGAGGTATGGGGTGTTACAGATCACAGGGTTTTGTCCACGTTGATGTTCGTCCCTCTGGTTACTGGAGAGACAACAATGTGTAAGGAGGATTATTATGCAAAATGAAGCTAGGATTTATAGTAAATCTCTTGAAGGTGATAAACAGCTGACTTCCTCTTTTAAGGTAAAAGAGTTTGCCTGTAATGATGGGAGTGACGTTATTCTGATTCACCCTGATCTTCCAGCCGTATTGCAGAATATTCGCAATCAGTTCGGAAAACCCATTATCATTAACAGTGGTTACAGGACTCCCGAATATAACAAGAAGGTGGGAGGCGCTACTCGCTCTCAGCATTGTTATGGTACTGCCGCTGATATTATGGTTGACGGCGTTTCTCCCGCTTCTGTTGCCATTGCCGCTGAAAAGGCATTGAAAAAGACTGGACACCCTGGTGGGATTGGAATCTATAAGAGTTTTGTTCACGTTGATGTCAGATCAAAGAGGTATAGATGGGACCAGAGAAGCGGTAAAGAAGTGGCGGTGAGCGGGTTTTGAAAACCGTAACTAAATTCGTTGTATTCTGCATTACATTTCTGGTTCTCTATACTATCGCCTCACTTATTATCTTTTATAAGACAGGATATGAAGCATCCACTCTCACAAATATGGTTTTCACTGTATTCGGGATTGAACTAGTATCCTGTATGGTAAAGGCGATTATCAATGGAAGGAATAAAGGAAATGGAAGCTCTACTTGAAACAGCTAAAAACATTTCTCTAATCGCTGGAGCGGTTGCAGTTGTTTGGAGGGTATTTACCTTTACTTCCAATATCGGTAAAAAGATTGACGCTAACTCTGACGAAATCAGAGATATAAAAGAAAAGTTAAATAGAGATTATGACAAGATAGATAAGTTAAATCAAGCAGATAAGCATATTTGTCTGTTCCTGGTTGATATATCAGATCACATGATAAATGGAAATCATATAGACAAACTGAAAGAGACAAGGAAGAATGTTATCACTTTCTTATCTGAGGGGGTAGATTGATGTTTCCTCTTATGGATGCCTTCCCCATTCTTTCACTGCCTGATTTTAGAGTTAACACTAGTGGATTAACTAAACGGCAAACAAAGATGCTTAATACCATTCAATTTGCCGAAGTATTTTCCAGGCTAATGAATGTTATGCTTTCCAGGTTTAAATGGAATGGGCTTCCGTCGTCGTGCAATGAAAGGGCATTAGAAATTACTCTAGCATTCTACGGTTACGCATTGTTCTTTAATGACGAGAATATCGGCTTTGCTCATACTCCTTGTACATTATCCGGCCCATTTAATATCTACTATGAGAGTGTTAATAGGCGGGCATACAGTTACAACTATGAGAAGAACTACACGATTGATGATAGTGTGCTCATTAGGGGTAATTTAACAATGAGTCCTGACTATCTCATTCTAATGAATTACGCTCCAAAGATTGCAGACGCCATTAGAGCTATTGACGTTCATACGCAGACTTTGAAAAAGCCTTATATGGTTTCCTGTGAAGAGCGGCAAAAGAACTCTGTTATTAGAGCTTTAAATGACATTGCAGACAATGAAGTAACTGTTCTGGCCGTTCCGAATGCAGGAATCAATACTTTGAGTGTTCTCACGACTGGAGTACAAAGCTACCTGGGAGATATGTGGGCGAACGTCAAGAATATGTTCAATCAGGTGTACTCCGCTTTAGGAGTATCAAATGAGTTTACTTCCAAAAAGGAAAGACTAGTTGTGAGTGAGAGTCAGGGAGAACAAACGCCTATTAGACACTCTCTGGAAAGCGAGCTTGAATGCAGACGTAAAGCGTGCGAAGAGATTAACAAGATGTTCGGCCTTAATATTTCTGTTGAAGCAAATCAGCTTGAACAGTTTAAGGAAGAGCAGATTGAAGACCTATTGGCAAAGATGGGACAGCAGGTGGAAGGAGGGAATGAAAGTGTTTCCATGGAATCCGATTAACCCTCGTAACTATGAGCTAGGCCAGCTTGTATCCACTGGCTATCAAGTCTTTGATGATACATGGAGCACCTATATTCCCGAACACAAAAGCGAGTTGTGTGCTAAGATTATCCGGCATTATTTCTTTTACGAAATTGGGCAGGATACTCCGGATAAGTTCAAGTTATATCTAAACGAAACACTTGAACGTATCATGCCATTTTATAATCAGTTGTACAAAAGTGAGCTGATTAAGTTTGACCCCATTATGAATCATTTATTGGAGACGAATGGAAGGTCTATTGAAAATGTGATGAGAAAAGCACAGAAGGGAGACAGCGAAGTAATTAGCGCATTAGAGAACTTCGCTAAATCCTCTAAAGGTATCACCAACTCCACACAGGGGACAAAGCAAGGTATCACAGAACAAGAGAACTACAAACGAGATTACACAGAAAACAAAGAGAGAACAGAGAACGAAACAACCGGAGTAAATAGGAAATTGGATGGCACAGTCACAAGAGACGGTACAACTGATACCACAACTAATGAGACGGTTGCCGAAAATCAGAACGGAGACAAGCGGTTTGCAGACACGCCGCAAACTACCGTTGGGGATAATCCAAATAACGCCTATATGACGAACTTCACAAAGGAGAGTCAAACCAGAGATACCACAACGAATGCAACATCTAACAGTACAATCCACCAAACAGACGAAACAGACGAGACGGAAACAACTGATACTGACCGTAAATTAAATGAAACAGAAGATACGGTTGGAAATATCACTGATGAACGAACCAAAACTTCACAGCTCAATAGAGATGTTGATACAAAAGCAACTAACGATGCCTTTGAAAACGGTTCTAGTAATCAGGATACAAGTAAGGCAAAACAGACTCTTGAAGACGAGTCTCAGACAACTGATGAAGGAAAGCATGAGATTATTTCCGGATTTATGAATATGACTCCATCTCAGCTTTTGCAAGGTTTTCGTGAAACGTTCCTGAATATTGACGAACAGATCATTAAAGAGCTTCAATATAATTTCATGGAGGTATTTTAATATGTATAGTGTTGATGAAATTATCCACCTGTGGGAAGAGGACAAGATTACTACCGAAGAGGCGAACAGACATCTTGCGGAAATTGGCTCTCGTGTTCGTCTTGATGATACTAAGGAAAGCGGCTGGACCGAAGAGGAAATGAAGGAAGGCTTCATTCCTGGCAAGCCTGGTGAGCCTGTTCAGAGAGAGCTGGATAGAAGCCGCCGTATGGATATGGCTGGCAAGACCGCTTTCCAGAAAGTAAATGGCAAGATTTACAAGGTGTGGTACAACGAGGATGGCTATTTCCAGAAGGCTGTCCGTGCGAAGAAGTGAGGTAATACACTATGAGTAATTGCAATCACTACAAGTGGGATGGTCATGGACATCCTCTGACTGATGGTTATTGCTATCCGGAGGGCTGCTGCCCTCCGGAGGGGGACAGACCTCCGCCCTGTGAGCCTGAGTTCTGTGCTATTCCTGTTCCCCCTCCCATTATGCCTGTTGTTCCACCTCCTGTTCCCGGCTTCAATCCGCAGGCTCAGATGGGGGCAGTTATCGAAAAGACCAATGAGTGTATTCACAGGTGGAATTACATTCAGGCTAATTGCTTCAAGGCTCTAAATGATTGCGTTGGAGCCGCTAAAACTAGCCCGGTTTACTACGATGATAGCGAAGTACATCTTGAGCAGGGTTACTCTAGTGATGATAGCGCCGTTTACCATATCGTCAGAGTGCAGAAGTATGACAAGGCCGGTTGCCCCATTCGTGTGAAACTGGGTCTTGCGTATGACAACACTACAAACTCTAACGTTCGGCAGAGTATGCACGATTACAGTTTTGTCAAGAGTGCGAACGTCATTATGACAGCTGTCAATCCAGCTCAGGAGGGATGGAATGGGCCGGCTATGTGGCGCGGCATGGCGATTGCCGGAACACCTAACACTGAGGGCTATATCGCTGGTTTCAATTCACTGGGCACTTTGAAGGTTTACAAGGGAAATGTCGAAACCACTAACCTGTGCCAGGATAAAATCGTTGATATGATTGGGGCTGTTACGCCCATTATTCTGGATAGCAAAATCACTGAGCAGGCAAAGGCGCTGACCACTAAGAAAGCTATTACTGCTATCGGCTACAATAGTGGTTGCGGGCAGACTATCCTTTTCAATGTTGGCATTACTGAAAATCCCGGTATGCAGGGAATCACGGTTGCAAATATCCTGAAAGAGATGGGATGCAATACTGCTGTTATTACTGCAATGCAAGATGCGACTGACGAGCCGTCTATTGGTATGCAGTATTTGGGCCGCTGGACTGATGCCCCCTCTCAGTACAATGACCCGCAGAACGTGGCGTTCTGGTATGTAAGCAAGCGTCCTGAGTGCGGTTTCAAGAATGACTTTGAAACGGAGATCGCTAATCTAGTTCAGAGCACTGGCTATTGCGCTAACGGTATCACTGAGCTGAGAGACAAGGTGGAGAATGCGCAGGAGACGGCTGACGAAGCCCTCTCCCTTGCGCAAGATAACGCTGATAAAATCGCAACTATTCAGGGCCAGATCACTGAAATTTATTCTAAGATTGATGCTCTGAACACTCGTCTCACTAAAGTTGAAGGCGATATTACCACGATTAAAGGACAGATCGACACAATCAATCAGCAGATTACCACTATTAACCAGGCTATCTCTAGCATTAGAGAAGAAATCAGCGACATAACTGAGCAGATTGCGGGTATTACTAGCTCCATTACTAATCTTACTAATAGGGTTCAGACGGTTGAAGGTAAGGTAACAACCATTGAAGGAAATATCACTGATATTCAGGGAGACATCACTAATATTGAGGGTGATATTACCAATATCAACAACGCTCTGGAAAACATCGAAGCTGGAGAGACAGAGCTGCCTTATGTTAAGAAGGCCGGGGATAGTATGAGTGGCGCTCTTAATATGGGAAGTAATAAGGTAAGTGCTGTGGCAACGCCTACTGATGACGCAGACGCGGCCACTAAAAAGTACGTTGATGATAAGGTAAGCGGAGCGGCTTATAAGCTGCCTATTGCAAGCGGCTCTACTCTTGGTGGTATTAAGGTTGGTACTGGACTCAATATTACTGGTGACGGAACACTGTCCGCGACTGGTACTGGAGAAACTGGTGATTACCTGCCTCTGTCTGGCGGTACTATGAAGGGTGACATCGTTATGCAGGATGGGACTAGTCTTGACCTTGCTCAGACTGGTAGCCTGTATAATGACAATGGTAGCACTGTGCTCAAAGGTACTGGACCTGTTGTTAGTATTGGTACGCAGGTAAAGGTGCAGAATGAAGGCGGTGACGCTATTCAGATTAAGAATGTGGCGAATGCGACTGAGAATGGGGATGCTGTTAACAAGGGGCAGATGGATGGTGAACTTGACCCCATTAAGACCGATATTAACGAGGTCAAAACTGATATTACTAATATCAAAAACGGGACGGACGCTCTGCCTTATGTTAAGAAGAGCGGAGATACGATGACGGGCACACTAAATATTATTGCTGGCGTTAATAATAGATTGATGTTCGGCACTAATATGGGACTGTCTGCTGATGAAGTAGAGCAGGAAGTCACTATGGCTAACGGCGTAGGAAATATTACTCTTGCTGGCAAAGATATTAACTTCAATCCTGCTACTGTTGATGGCGTAATTAGATGCAATGATAGACCTATTAAACAGGTTGCTGACCCGACGGAGCCACAGGATGCTGCGACGAAGGCTTATGTGGATGCAAATGCGGGAGGCGGTGTTGAGGGAGGATTCCTGGGGAATGGATGGACCCTTCTCGCAGAATGGGATTTAGAGACAGGGCTTTCTAATATGCCAAATATTACTGCTGACGTATTATCTAAAATGGTCGAGATTGCATACATTGTTAATGTGAAAGGCCAAACAACATCCAGAGGCAATCTACAAATCGAATTTATGCCCGGAGGTATAGGAGAATATTTCGGGAATATAAATAATGATGAAACAGAAATAACTTTTGCCGCAACAAATCAAGCTTATTTCAAAAGTGCAAATTCTCTAGGAATTAGTTCAGTAACCTTCCTTGCTAGAACAAATAGTCCTTTAGCTCCTAATCAATATGAGCTAGCAGTTGGAAAAACTGTAAGCCCTGTTACTAGTGGACATAAAGGACATATTAAGATGTATTGGAGGTAACAATGAAAATTGTCAAATCGAGGAAATGGTAATTGACCTCGTAGAAAGCGACCATGAGCATCCATGGCAATGTGAATTTGACATTGCAGGATTAAACGCTAATTGCTTTATCATCACTATGGATAGCGAGTTTGGGTATGTCTTTACTCAACTGTTTGACCCTAAGTATATCGGTTCTCCTGGAGTTTTCCTGCAAAGCGGTAACATTCCGAGTGATGTTAAAGTTTACGCTGATGCTACTGGTATTAGAATCAAATGCTCTGATAGGTCGTTTAAACACGCTACTATGACGGCATTCGATAGCAATGATGGACACAACTCTAACGAGATGCAGGAAATTGTGGTTGATATTGCTCATGTCAATCAAATTGCTTTGCTCGTTGACGATGCTATCCAAATGGCTACTGGAACTGCTAGTGTTAAAGGGCCTGAGGTGACGCTGGCTGTAAGTGCTCCTATTAACGGCGAGAGTATTAGGGCGTATTATATGAGCGTTGACGGAGTAAGATATTACTGTGATTTAAACCTTGTTGGTAAGATTGCAGAGAGTGAAATTACTCTGGATAGGTTTCAAAAGCTGTATAAATATTATATGTAAACGGTGAAGAAAAGAAGGCTCTTAATGGGCCTTCTTTTCTTTTGCATTTTAAGGCACGCATTAGGCGCGTTAATAAACTCCTTAGTATTTTTATGTA